TTAGCTCAAATCTCCCCAAAGGGTAATCCGATTTCCTGCATCGTCTGTTTGGCCAATAGCCATATAATTACGATTGCCAGATTCCCCAATGTAAGAGATCCAGCGATAACCATTAGCTGTGCCTTTACTGTCATAATTAACAGATTCCCCAGGTTCGTAGACATGCACGATTTCACTGTTAAGATTTGGTGCACGGCGTACATTGATAGCTGCTTCTCCTACCTTAAATGTTCCAGTTTCAGGCGTAAGTTCAATTTCGTCTGATGTTGGGGTTACATCTGCAGGAGTGACTGGCGCTGCGCCATCGCTATAAGGTGGATAAAACCAGCCAATCACATCCTCGAAACCTCGATTATTATATCGAGCTGGGCCTCCAACAATTAAAGCATCTGCATTGCCATCAACATTCTGCTCAACGGTTCGCATAGTAATACCATCAGAATCCTCAATGACGATACCACAATGGCCATAATTAACACCACCAAACCAAGCATTCATATTGAAAAATGCTCCAGCCCGTGGGTTTTCGTCAGTTGGCATGCGGTGTACTTCCCAGCCAGCGGCTTCTGCCGAATCTAGCAAATCAGCTGCATTGCCCCATAAATCTACACCAAAAAAGTGTTTTGATGGATAGGTTAGCAAATCTGCGCATTGAGTGCCTGCGAATCCATCTTTATCAACACCCATACCTGAGTTTGCTAGGCCAATCGTAAATTGTACAAGTTCATTTGCTGTTGTCATATTATTTCCCTCCATTTTACTTATCAAACTGGCTCGCGCCGATGATATAAGTCACCTCACCCACAACTTGAAGCGGTGCAGGAAGCTGACGCACATTGCTAGCATTGACCAGCACACGGCCGTCTGGCATCAAGACAAAGTCAATCGCAGCTTGTGGTTGGATTTTACCTTGAGAAATCACCTTAGCCGTAAACGTTACAGGATGCGCAGGTTTAAAGCCTTCCGCGATTCTTTCGTTTAATGTATATTGTCCGTTGTCCCAGCGTTGCGTAGCTGGTGTAGAGATGTGAGCTCGTACTTGTGCTTCTTCGTTGCGAGCTAGATAGAGCTTTGTCCCAAAGCCAAAGCGGAAATTTCCTTCTGCATATTCAGTTACTTTTACTTTTGTCATTTTTTTATTTTCCTTTCAAATTTTCAAAGGCTGCAAACCAAAAATAGGTTGCAGCAAAAGCAAATAGAGCAAGCTTCAGCGCCTGCTCTTTTATGTTATTTCTTAGGCTCGTCATAGCTCAAAGCCTTCTGGCTGTCACCTAGTCCGGCTGTTGTCGGGTCGTTAACAACCCCGACAAGCACCAGCAAAGCAAAGAGTACATTGATAAAGACTAAAATCTTATCAATCGTTACTCCAAGCTCCAGTTTAAGACCGAAGATATCGCCCGCAGCCTGCAAAAGCAAGGCAATAGCGGGCACCAAAGCCAGCCAGAAATTCTTGTTTTTCAGACGAACCATCCAGTTAATCTTATTCATACTTTCTCCTCTCTAATTGGCAATCTTGAGAATTTCTCAAACAAAAGCTTGATGGCGCCATTACCACCAAGCTCGACATAGCTTTCGTAAAGGCGGGTCAGCTCCTCTAGCTCATGCTGGGTAGTCTGGCCACGCCTCAAGGCTTTTTTTAAGTTCTCTTGCAATCGAAAACGTTGAAGCCGTTGAAGACCTTTCTGGATCAGGTTTAGATCCTGATTGTTCCTATTCCCGATATTTTGGATATTTGTCACAGACTCTTTCAGGTCGCCCAAATCTTCAGCTAAGGCTTCGATTCGCTTGTCTGTTTCCTTGCTGTTTTGATTGCTGCGATAGCTAAAATAGCTGGGAATGATCACGACTAAGACAGGCGTGAGCTTGTCCACAAAGTCTATTAAATGATTCACATTTCACCGCCTCCTATTTTTTCTCGGCTCCTTTTGCTTCCAACTCCGCAATGATGGCATCCTCAGCAGCATAGACTGCATCCTGAAAAGCTTTTTCCTGCGTGCGAACCTCACGCCGATTCGCAGCATACGCCTCACTGTCGTTGATCCATTCGGTAAACGTGGTCACGCCCTTATCATCGATATCCGCAGTCATTGTCTTAATGACTGTGTCACCAACCTTTAGACTTCCAACAAGTTTTGTAGTTTTTACGATTTCTAAAGTCATAGTTATTCTCCTTTTTCTGTCTCTGGTGCTGTGCTTGTTTCAAGCTCTGCATTACGCTCTAAAGCCTGCTGCAGTTGAGCTTGTAGCTCTTCATTTTGAGCTTCAAGTTTAGCAATTGTTAACGATTTGCTAGCAATTTCGATTGCTAGCTTAGATTGGATGTTTTCGTTCATATTTTCTCCTTTTTTTATCTTTGGTACTTTCTAGCACCAACGCCTCGTATCGGACCAAAGATATCATGTCTACCAGTGTGATTGCCCAAATTGGCCATCATCTGATTTAGGGTCTCAAGGACGTTTACGAGATCAATACCGTTAAAGTAGTTTGCAACGATATTCGATCTTGTGACATTGCCAAACGGCTGTAAAATGACTTGCCTGTTATCATTTCCGTACAGCGTACGCATCTCCCAACCTCTGTAGTTGACCGCTCCTGTCGCAAATCTCACAACGTCGCTGATAATTTCAGTGCGCTCAACCTTGTTTCCGCTGAACAGCCGAATACCAGCAAAGCTGTCATTTTTGCTGTTTTCGGTACCATCACGGTTAGCTCCGAGTACAGTTACACTGGCTGGCGCTCCACCCTCGGTTTCGCTCGTAAACTTCAGAAATTGGTTCGGATACCCATTTAACACACGTCTGATGGCTGCTTGGTCAGTCATAACGTTGTATTGGCCATTATTCAAATCAATCTGCATCGCATCGTTTTGAGCAGATATGACCTTTCCTTTCATCCACTCGATAAACGCCAGCTCAATCTTAGACTTGATGAAATTCGCATCTAAACCAACAATCTTATTAGCGTTTAGATTGATGATATTGACAATCGCAGCGTTGAGCGTGCCTGCTGTGATTTTATCAGCTAGCATGCTTTCAATCATTGCGTTCTTGATGATACCATTATCAATCAAGGCTTTCCCGTCCAAGTGGATAGACTCGCCTTGGATGCGAACGTTCGGACCAGTCATATTGATTTGACTGACGATATCGCCGTTCGAGTTGAGGTTCTTAATTGACCAGCTTCCTGCTAGTTGGCTCTGGACAGTTCGCAAGCCTTGGTTCTTGGATACCTCTGTCTGGAAAAGCTGATTGGTCATGACCATACGAGAGACCTTGTCCGTGGCCTCTTTTTCGGTCGAGCCAATCAACCGCTCATAGAGCTTGCTTGTCTCTTGTACACGTTGAAAATCAGTCTGGCTAGCCTTACCAGCTACCTGCTGAGTAATCGTAGTCAGCTGACCCTCTGCCGTCCGCTTAAATTCAGCAAAGCTGGTCTTAGTCTCGTTAAGACTGGTCTCGACTTTACCGACTTTGTTTAAAGTCTCCTGCGCTGACTGCTTCCAGTTGTTAAAACTGGTCAATGAGCCGTTGGCTGTATTAAGGGTAGCTTGCACGCTGGCCAGTTGGCCGTCGATGCCCTGCTTGTACTCTGCCAGCTTAGTGTCTGCGTAGCTTTGGCCATTGGCAGGGGACGGCTGGTAGGGCCGCTTCATTGTGCCCTCATAAACATCGATCTCGCTTATCCAGACTGTCGCACTGCGACCATTGCTAGAGCCCATGTTATCAAATCGCAAGGAAAACCCATCAAAATCACCGCTATTAAACTGGACTGTGATACGTTCAGCTTGCGTTGGTGACAAGCTCTTAGTATATGTATGCAGGGTCTTTTTCCAAGCGTGGTCCATATTGGATAATAGACCAACCAGCGCCCGAAATCTTGATACGTTGCTTGACGCAAATGCAGTAAACGACAATGTGTAATCTGTATTCCGCTTCAGCACGTTGTACTGATTTTGTTGCATATACGCGATAGTCGCTTCGGTTGTGTCTAAAACAAACATTGTAGCTGTGTTGTTTTTAAAAAACGGGTGCTTGCGGTCTGCCGTAAGCTTGCCATTTGCTGGCCAATACTTCAGACCAAGCTCCGTAGCACCGTTTGAGACAAGGTTCGGTCCGCCTGAGTTTAGCTCCTCAAAGCGCCTGCTGATGCCTTTTACATCCTCTGTATGCTGCGCTATGCCCACATAGCCTGCCTCAATGAGCTTGCGCTCGGCTGTCAGTTGACGGGCTGTCTCTTCACGACTGTAAGTACGCAAAGCTTCTGAGCGTGTGCCGTCAGCGTTGACGTAGGCCTGCACCGCTGACAAGTCTGTCCGCAAGCCTTGAGCTGTACGCTCGAAGTTCGCCTTTGCCTCGGTGATGAGGCCTTCAGCATCCTCAATGGAGGGGGTCCAATCAGAAAAAGTATCTGAACGCTCAACTTTTAATAAACCATCCGCATACATTCGAGCAGACACTCTAATAAAAGCGGCGTTTGATGGTACGGTTATCAGATGTCTAGCGTACTGTTTGCCCTCAACAACCTCATAACCAAAAGCTTGTCTCGTCGATAGCAATTCTTTTTCTTTTGTATAAAATTGCCACGCTCGCCACGCTAGGCCGCCTTTCGGGACAGTCACCCAAATTTGGAATGTTACTTTTTCATCGGGAGTAACTGCTATAAAATCAGATGTTTTTTCGTTTGGAATACCTGCGGGTCCTAAGTTTTTCCCGCCAGATAAATATCCTGGAGAAGCCTTTTTTAAAATGAAAAGATTTTCGTTTCCCAGAAGAATCTTTGAAAACTCCTCTCTCAGCTTCCCAGCTTCAGCCGTGACCAAGGCCTTATCAGCCTTGTCCTTGGTCGCATTGACAATCTCTTGTCTAATACCAGACGCTCGCACATCAAATTCAGCTGTGCTGAGCTTTTGGTCGAGTTTGTTTTGGGTATCGGTCTCGAGCGATTTGACCGAGGCCGATATTCTGTCTGAGAGAACGGTCAAAGTGCTGCTATCAGCTTTGGTTTTAAGCCCTTCAGTCAAGCGGTTCACACCTGCCTCGATCGAGTCGGCCCGTTGTTTAAAGCTGGACTCAACGGCTGAGACACGCTCTTCTTGGTCTTCGTAGGCTGGCTGATAAGCTGGATAGTAATTTCCGATTGAGAGCACAGCATTCTCAATCACAACCTGCAGCCCTGCTGGGAAGCCGTAATTCGTCCCAAATCGGATAAAGACATTGTTAGTCTGATAGGTTTCGGCAGCACCAGACAAATCAATCGTAAACTCAAAATGCTGACGCTCAGTGGTTCCACCCTTAAAGACTAGGCCTCTGTAGGCATACCAAGGATGGGCGCTAAAATGCACGTTAGCTTGCACGTCTCGAGCCAGAGCGACTGGAAAAGTCACATCAAAAGACAAACGCACATAGTCACGCTTGAGCCTGTCCTTATTTTGCCAAAAATCAGATACGATAAAGAGTCGATAGTCGTAGGTCGCTTGCTCATTAGTCGTAAACGAGCGTGAGCGGGAGTTTCGGAAGTAGTTTCGAGAGCTTCCGACCTGCACACTCGCAATCCGACTACTCAACTCCTCCGCAGTCTGCAAAAGCTCGGACTTGTTAGCCTTGCCGTCAGACACATTGGCCAACTCTGCCAGCCTGCGAGTGGTCGTTTGCTCAAACGTTGCCTGAGCAGATTTGACGCCCGCAAGCTCGTTCTTGGTCGCGTTTAGCGCTGTGACTTGTTTGCCGATTTCGGTTTCTTGCTGCCCTTGTTTGGTGCGGATATTGGTCAAGTCGCTTCTCAAGAGAGCTGTTTGGTCATTTGCCGCTTTCTGCGCACTAGCAAAGTCCGACTTTAGACGGTCAATCGCAGCCTGATTGGTCTGCTTAGCGCCCGCAAAGTCCTGATTTAGCTTGGTGATAGCACCCTTGGCCGCTTCGATAGCTGAGGCGTTAGCGCCTGACGTGCGTAGGGCTTGGGCGGTTTGCTGGTTCTGGCTGGCCATGGACTGGTTGATTTTTTTGACTTCAGCATCAAATTTCTCGCCAATTTTAGACACATCTTCAGTATCGATGCGCTTTTCCCACATCTCTCCATTCCAGATGTAGAGCCTTTGGTAGAGTCCGTTCTTCTCAAACCAAATATCACCAACTTTATGCTCAATGTTTTCGTCTGGTGTTTCGTTCCAGACACGGTTCCCTTTCGCATCAAGTAAGTATTTTGGCAGTTCGAAAGCCATTTCAGATTGGCGATTCTCAAGAGATTGCTGGCTCTTTTCCAAATCGTCCAAACGCCCTGCTAAGCCACCCGTCATAGCTGACCGGATAGATTCTCCGACCAGCCCGAATTCCACTGATTCATTGCGATCGTTTAAAAAGTCGTAAACAACTTTAGTCACTTTCGCATCATCTTCAGTAATTCCGATTTCTGGATAGTAAACAGGGACGATATCGCAGAGTTCAAGTTCTTCAATCCACCCACGTTCGGCATAATCAAGCGTCTGCGCCAAATCCACATACTCAATTTTTGTGTTAATTTTAGGCGCGCCAATGCGATTATTCTCCATGTACTTAATCGCTAAGGCTTTTAGCTTTTCAGGAGTCGGGATGCCCTTCTTCTTGCTTTCTCCTGTGCCTTCGTCTTTAAATTCGCTGGAAAAATCAACGACCTTAATACGTCGATTAGCGTACATCGATACATACTTACTATCCACATAGCTTTCAGGGATTGTCACCAGAACGGGATCTTGTTGTCTCGAGTCGCCTTCTTGGCTCTCTGGCGTGTAAGTAGCAAAAGGCACGACAGAGGTATAGGCTGACTCAATACTTTCGTCCGATTCAGCAGATAAGATGTTTCGGCCATATTCCAGGACGGTAGGAGCTCTGCGACCGAGTCGCTTATGCAAACGGACAGTTTGGTTGTCAAACTCATACTCCCCGCCCCAGATGTCCAAAATAGAGCCTTCTACTCCACCTAAAGCAAGCCGGGCGTTCTCCATCTTATCGATTAGAAAGGTGATGGGAAACACTGTATCGATATCTGACCATGTATCGAAATGATAGTCTCCTACCAAGTTTCTCGCCCAAGTTTTTAGGGCTAAATCAGCCGTTCCAGACACTTTGACTCCATGCCTTACACTCATATACTCAAGCTTGTGTGATATATGCTGCGCATAAATCTTGATCGTACTAGAGCTGTCTTTGACGATGCGTACGATTTCAAAAGTCTGGTTCTTAGTCCGTGTGCCTGCATCCGCCTTGAATTTCATTTCTTTTTCAAATACAGATGCCAAGGGACCACTAGCTGGATATTCCAGATAAGCCGAGTAATTCCCATTTCTCTCTCTGGTAGCATTTCCTTTTAGAGCGTCGATTTCTCCAAGACCGTAGGTGTCAAACCTAGTTTCATTTTTGTTGTATAAAATAGGTCTCAAATTTTCACCCCCCAATTCGGGATAATCGATACTTGGAAATTCCCATCCCAAGAAATTTTATTCGGCCCCGCATCAAGAAAAGGCTTCTGGTATTCCGGCGCACGCACCATCTTATCCCAAGCTGGCAAGTTACCGGAATAGACCTGATTTGCAGCCATATCTAGCGTGATTGTGGCTTGGATGTCCTTGAACTTCGTCTTGCGGCCATTGATGGTCAATATCGTTGTACCGTTCCCGCGGATTTCAATGATGGGCTTTGCGGGGACATTGCCTTTTCCTCTCAATGTCTGTCCATTAGTCAGATTCACCTTAGCCAGTCCATCTTTATAGTATTTGACGGGGTGGCAAAGAAAGGTGATGTTTGTTTTCCCAAATTGCCGAAGCGTTTCCTCAACACTAAAAGTTTCAAGGTAAGATGCTCGATAGACGAATTCCGGATCATAGGAAATAGTCAAATCGTGATATCCTAAAACTCCTAGCCATTCGCTGATGGCTGAGATATTGGTCGTGATAAGACCAGTTTCGTTGACAAGATTGACCGGAAAGCTTTTCTCGACGGCATTCAGCCTATTCTTACTTACCAATAAATCACCATCTCGCCCTGGTACAGTAATTCGTTCTACTTCAGGAGAAGCTGCAGAATGTACTTTTCCTACAGCAATTCCTAAACCAAATTCCTTGTTTGATTTTCCGTTAAATACAAAATGGGTCAAGTCATTCTACCTCCTTCCTGTCTAGTGTAGTAAGCTAATTCTCTGATCAACCGCTGCATAAATTCCGGTGTCAATTCGCGAGTGCCACCTTGACTGCTCACGTTTAGAGTATAGTTTTGGTTCGGACGAGTGGTCTTTCGGTTTCCAAGCCTTGTCTCTTTTAGCAGTTCTTCCATGAGCGAAGCTAAGTCTCGTTCCTCAGTTTCCCGCTTCCACTCGTTGATATTTTTGATTCTCTGAGTGATTTTAGCGACCTTGGTATTTTCCCAACCTATTCCATCAGCATAGAGTGGCATTCCCAAGGAATTCATCAAGTTACGCGTAAGCCCGGCTTTCAAGACTTTTGAGCCACGAGGAAGTGGCAAAATTACATTACGACCTTCTGGAATGAAGGAAGTACCGTCAGGCAAAGTAACCATTTCCTTGTAGAGCGTCCCTCTCTGGTCATTGACCATAGCGGGGCCGCCCTCGTGGAAATTAGTCCCTTTTTCATGCCCAATCCAGCTACGCACGGTCTGAATGACCGTTGTAATCGTCCGCGGAATACTGTTTAGGGTGCCAATAACCCCCCAAGCAACCCCAGACGCATTGTCAACAGCCGTAAGGTGCTTGGTTGGTGTAGGCGTGCCGTTGAAGCTATTTAAACCTCCGATACCTTGGTTAGAAGCACCAAGGACGGAGCTAGGGTCTCCTGTAAGCATCTTCGTCGGAGCTAAGGTATTGTTAAAACTGTTAACCGCTCCAATCGCTTGATTTGACGCATTTTGAGTTGGTGTTGCGTCAGACGGCAGTGGTTTAGTTGGGGCAATCGTGCCGTTAAAGTTATTAACTGCACCGATAGCCTTCCCAACCTCTACTACTGCCGAAGTAGAGTCACCATTCAAGTTTTTCGTAGGCACGATTAAGTTGTTAAAATTCAAAGCAGCTCCAACTGCCTTGCCAGCTTCTGCCACAGCAGATGTTGAGTCGCCTTTCAGCTCTTTCGTCGGCACAGCTGCCTGATTCCAAGTATCAAGCTTAGCGATACTTAGCCCAGTATTTAAAAGGGCATTGTCGCCATTAACTAAAAGGTCCTTAGGGAATGGATTGGCCATATCCCAGTTTTTCAGGGTCTCTGTAGAGCGAGAGACCACTTTTCGAAACTCCTCATCTCTGGCCAGCAGTTCTTTTTGCTGCGGAGTCAGCTTGTTGTAGTTTTCCAAAGCTTGCTTAGCCACATCTGCCTTGTTCATCACATCCTGATTGTTCATCAATAGTTGTTTGGTTTCGGCAGGCAGGCTGTTCCAGATGGCTAGGTGTTGTTGACTATCAAAGATGGCCTGTAAGCCAGCCTGATTTTGGACAATGAGCTTCTTCTCTTCCAGAGACATCTCTGCCCACTTGCCTGACTCGACCAGAGCTTCAGCAATCGTCGCCCGAGCGTTGGTGTTTAACTCTGCCTCCTTGGCGATAAACTTCAATTGCTCCCAGCCTTCAGCAGATTTGACCGCTTCGCCGATGACCTCCTTGACGTTTGACTTGACCTCAAATTGGTTGTTTTTATTGATATTTCCAACCAAAAGAGACCAGGCATCATTTGCTTCTTTAGTCGTAGCAGACATCTCGCTACTATATTTAGCAAGGATACTGTGTGAGTTCCCTGCTTCCTTAGCAGCTTTAGAGGCTTTCTCTCCGATTTCTTCATAGGACAGGCCGTATTCTTCGAGGAGCTTTTTCGCTTCTTCCCAATAGTTCCAGCTTTGTCCCGTTCGGAGTTTGACCTTATCATCCAGAGTCTTCATGACTTCCAGATATTTAGTTCCCAAGGCTTCCATGGTCTGATTGTGCTCGCTTTCCAGCTGCTTCATCTTCGCATTGTATTCTTGCCTTGTGAGCAATTTAGAGCTGAGCATCTCTTTCAACTCTGCTTTAGACTCTTTGTAGAGGCTATTTTCTTCTTTCATAGCCTTTTCCAAGCTCTCCCTCGAGTGCTTGAGTTGAGTCTCGTTTAGGGTAATAATATCCCCATTTAGAGCCTGCAATACCGCCTTCTGCTCTTTGGCTGACAGGTTCATGAGTTCTAGCTTTGCGGAAATCATCTCTTTCTGATTGTTGAGGATGATTTCCTTTTCCTCCTTGGAAAATTTGCTAGCATCACCATTGTGACGTTGATAGATATCATTGATTTGATTCATCATCGCCTCGGTGTTGCTCACCATCTGGTTGTTGTATTCCTGAGCTTTAGCGACCTTTTCAGGACTTATGCCCCACTTATCTGCTAGTTCTTGGAGACGTTTGTTGGCTTTTCCGGCAGAATTAACCACTTCTTCATAGAGCTTTTTAAAGGATCCTGCCACTTTGTCAGCATCACCAGCGTGAGTTCCAAAGTTAGCAACAGCATTGCTGGTCTCATCAACCACCTTTTGGAAGCTACGCAGCTCACTACGAGCTGTGTCGTTCAATTGCGTGCCAAATTCTTCTGTCTTGATTCGTGCCTTGTCTTTCTCATTTCCGAGATAGACCAAGCCAGCCGTAACTAAGCCGATTCCTCCAATCATAAGACCTATCGGACCTCCAAGAGCCGCTATAGCTTGACCTAGTAGAGTGGTAGAGCCGGATGCTGTCGCTGTGGCAGTGCCTAGTGCTGTAGTAGCTGCGCCTGTTTCGGTTATTCCAGCTGTCACAGCTTTTAAGCCGCCAGCCACACTACCAACTTCTCTGATGGTTTTCAAAGTACCGACAAGCTGACCTATAGCTTTTGAAGCACCTCCAATACCTTTCATAAAGCCGCCTAGAATCGACAAACCACCTCCGAGAAGTTTCAACGTCGGCCCAATCGCCGCCGCTAACAGCCCCCACTTAATAATGCTTTGTTGCTGCTCGGTGCTCATATTATTAAAAGCTTTAGCCATGTCAGCTAGATTAGTGATCCATGGCTTAGCTGCATCAAGACCGTTTCTCAAAGCTTGTAAGAGTGGTCCGCCGAATTCAATAGCAATATCTGTCAGCTGATTCTTAAACATCTTCAACTGGGATTCGGTAGTCGCATAGCGCTTGTTAGCCTCGTTCGTCAGAGCTGTATTTTCTCTCCAAGCTCGGTTAGAGCGGTCAACCGCTGATGACATCTTGTCCGAAGCCAGAGCCAGAGATTTCAACATGTTACTTTGACGAATGCCCTTCATATCCAGATCGTCAAGAATGCCATTGACATTCTCGCCGGACTTATGGGCATTTTCCAAGCCCTTGATAAAGGCTTGAAGCGCTTGGACAGGTTTTTCTTTCCAGGCTTGTTGGAATTGCTCGGCAGTCATGCCAGCCGTATTCGCGATCAGCTCTAGCTTCTCTGCTGCCCCTTTACCTGTCAGAGATACCGCATTACCAATAGCTGTCAGCGTTTGCGTCATGGCAGTACCGCCCGCTTCTGCTTCGATACCAACCGAGCTCATAGCTGTCGCAAGCCCGAGGATATCAGGAGCTGTCAGACCAGCCAAACGACCACCCGCCGCTAAACGGTTAGTCATCTCTACGATATCTTTTTCAGTCGTTGCGAAGTTATTCCCAAGATCGACCACGGAGGCGCCAAAACGTGAATAATCATCCGAGCTCAAGCCCATGATGTTAGCGACCTTAGCGATAGCCGTTGCCGCTTCCTCAGCGCTCAAGTTAGTTGACTCGCCCATATCAATCATGGTACGGGAAAATTTCAGGATGTCTTCTGTCTTAATTCCCAGCTGACCAGCTACCTCTGCTACATTAGCAATCTCTACCGCGCTTGCTGGTAGTTCTTTCGCCATTTGACGAATACCGTTAGACAGCTTTGCATAAGAGACTGTAGCCGTTTCATCTACGGTCTTTTTAACACCAGCAAAAGCAGATTCATAGTCGATAGCGGCCTTAATTGCAATACCCGCACCAGCCACAAGAGGAGCTGTAACACCTTTTGTTAGGGCAGAGCCTACACCATTTAGTTTCTGACCTGCTGATTGGAATTTAGACCCCATGTCGTACAGGGCAGTCCCGACCTTTGTCCAAGCACTAGACTGGATATTGATTTCTCTTGCTAGGGTGACATATTTCGCCTGCAGTTCTGCTACTTTTGCGATCGTATCGCTCATGGCTGATTTTGCCCCCACGAGAGCGGTCTTTTGGTCAGCCGTAGCGGTAGAAACATCGCCAATTTCTTTTTTTAGATTGTTGTAATGCTCGGTTTGCTTTGCCAAATTAAGCTGATAAGCCTCTAAGCTTTTTCCAGTCTCGGATAATATGGCTTTCATTCCGCTCAATCCTTGCGACCCTTTTCCAGCATTTTTGAAGCTTTTTTCCATCGCGTTCAAGGATTTATCTAGGCCACGCAAGGCCATATTCATAGTCCTTGTATTTGCCATAAAAGGAGCAATATCGAGAGTAGCCGTAGCCACTAGATTACCTAAGTTACTAGACATTCATCCTCCTTTCTAGCTAAATAGGAATGGAAATGCTTTATCTAAAGTAGTTTCTTTTTCGATCTCTTCTTTCTTCACTTCCATGGCTTTCACCATGAGTTCAAAGTCAGACATCTTCATTCTTTTGATATCTAAGATAGAGTATCCGTCAGATATCAATTGCTGAAACCATATCAGTAAATTATCTCGGGCTTCTTCTGGGCTTATTGTTCCTTTTTTTCAGAATCTTCCTCGGTTTCTTCGGAATCTTCCTTTACACCAAGGGCAGCTAAATATAGAGAGTTCAACGTCTCTAAAATGCTCATATCCGCCTGTTTTAAGTCTGTCACAGTGAATTGCTCGCCGAACATGGACACAAACATCTTCAAGTAACTTTCGTTCAGCTTGCGGTGTTCTTTCGGATCTTGCGCCTTTTTCACATCTTGGACCAGCGCTGTTTGGCGTACCTGGTGCTCGACTGCCAACAAATTGTCTTCAACGTTGATATAGTCTTTGGTGAATTCCTTATCCACCCCGCCTTGCTTTAGTGTGATTTTAAACATTTCCATCTCCTTTTTTTAAAAAATTAAAAGCTTGGACTTTGAATCCAAGCTTTATTATGAGCCAACGACAGCCCCCGGACTTCTAGGAGGAGAAACCGGAGAACCGCCGCTTACTACTTTGGGAAGACCATCTCCCGGAACTTTTCAAGTTGGAACCCAGCGTTGCCTTCGCGACCAATCACGAGGACATTTCCGTCCTCGCTATCGCCGCGGGCTACGAAGTTTCCTGTGACAGTATCTGCTTTTGGATCAGGAGAGCCGTCTTTAGTTTCTGCTTCCACTCCAGGGAGTGAGAATTTCCCTTTAAGCAAGCCTATCCAGATAGCTTTGCCATCTTCTGTAGAGGTCCGGAACATACAAGCTACATCTTTTGGAGTGAGGTTTTTATTGTAGACCTCAATACCATCTTTCACTGTGATTCCGTACATCACCTTACGCACTTCTGTGGCCAAATCCAAAACGGAAATTTCCAATTGCGTGCCGGTGATACCAGATGACAGAACCACATATGGGCCATCATCCGCTGCAATGGTGATCAATTCATTCGTGATATCAATCTTTGCCGACTTCATACCAGGTAGCTTGATTGTGGTAGGGACTTTGTTTTCTGCTGTGACTTCTCCGAGCTCAAAGTCTCGCAATCCAAATTTTACTTTCATTTGTATCCTCTTTTCTTATTGGTTGTTTTCCCAATCAAAAAAACGATATTTTCTTACGTTGATTAGTAAGTCAATATCGCTATCTTTATATCTCGGGAGTTCGCTAGCGGTATATCTTTCAAAACCGCTTGTTTCTAAAATTTCATCCATCATATTCGCAATCTTTTCTGATTGACTTGCTGTTTCACACCAAAAGTTTATAGTGATTCTGGTCTCCATAGCTAAAACCTTATCATCCGAATGTTCGAAAGGTCCTTGATAGGTTGGATAGATGCGCATAAAAGGAGCAAGTTCCTTACGCAAAAGATTCGTAGGCTTCTCTGGGATATCGTAAGTAAAGATTCCTTGCTTAAAACCAAGGCCATACTCTTTACCTCGCATATTATCCAAAAGCTGATTAAAATCTTTATTTTGACTTAATAGCTTATATGCTTTTGTCTCAGCTACCATAATCCCAGACCTTCCTTTACTTTCTGAGCATAAATCTCTTTTGCTCGTGGAGTCATTTCAGTAATGGTCTTTTCTTTAAAGTTCTGAGCTTTTTGACGACTCGTTCCTGTATCCGGAAAGTGAATCCGCCACCCAGTTGTTTTGCCATAACCGATATCCTTAGAGATAAGACCCTCATTTGCGCCCTTAAACCCAGTGACCACCGTGTCATCTCTCGCATGGACATCATCCACGATAAAATATTCTGGTGTGTTGACTTTCAATTGCTTTTCAAACTCATCCGCCACTTCAGCAACAGCTGCTTTTGCTGCTCTTGGAGCTTTTACTTGCAGTTTTGTCAAGTTGGCTAAGATTTCATCAAGGCCTTTTGTCATATCCGCCTCTTCACGATAATTTTGTCGCAATCAAAGCTATTTTCATCTACATCGATTGCAATGATATCGTATTCATTTCCGTTGTATTCAACGTGGGAAGAGCTATCAAAAGGGGCTTTTTTATGATGGCGAATGTAAAAAGTTTTAGTTTCTTCTGCTTCAATCACCCCTTTAGCTCGCTTATTAGCGGACTGTTTAGCTCCTTCCTGAAAGTCTTTTAGAGAGGTTCTGACAACCTCTGCCCAGCAAGTGTAGAGGTCTTTACGAATCGGAGAAATAACCTCTCCGTCTTCGTTTTGCCCTCCTTGCTCCGAAAAGAAGGTGATTCTAGTGTTCATCTTTCGAGTTCTCATCTAGCTCTCTCCTTGTGCGCAATTGATGGATGATATTTAAAACACCGTTCGCCAAGGGATAGCGTTCACTATCCGCTGACAATCCACGGTGTTCGTACTCTTCTTTGACTTGCTTTTTAACAGCAAGCTGGAATTTTGCATATTTCGCAAAATCTTTTGGTGTAGCGTTACTGTCTATCGCAAAACAAATTTGATCCTGAGCAGACTCAATCATTTCTTTAATGATTTCATCCTCAAAATCATAATCAATTTTGCAATAAAGCTTCACGCTATCTAACAATTCTTGTTCAACAGGCATGAGTACCTCCTATCAAACAATCAGAGCCAAAAGCTCCGTTTTAGTCGCTGATGGATTATAGCTGATACTCTTACTATCTAGATAATCCATAATTTCTTGCTTGGTGTTGGCATTTGTTGGTTTCGCCGCAGAAACAGCGGCGCTCTTAGGGCGTATAAGTTACAAAGTAACCAGCTTTTGCGTCTGCTTTTTTAACATCAAAGCGCATTACAGCTTGTAAATACTGCCCGTAAATGTCATTTTCAGCCCAACGCAGACCGATTTCTAAACGGTCTACAAACAATACACCACGCTTAGAATCTCCTACGAATGCTTTTGATTCCGTAGCAGCTCCGAGCGTTTCGTCAGAAAGGACATTAATAACTTTACCTAAAGCAACTCGACCAGATGGCGAAACAATTGAATCTTGCAGCAAGTAGCGTCCGTTCTTGTCTTTCAATGTGTCAAGAAGATTGTAGAAGCTTTGGCTAGCTTCAAAGGATACTTGATAAGCAGGGTCAAGAGCTACATTGATAATAGCTTTCAATTCGTCAAGATTTGTGACAGTTTTTGCTTCAAAAGTTTTCAAAACCTCTGCAATAGCATAGTTAGTAGTATTTACTTTGATTTCTCCGATTTGTTCAGCGATTAAAGCAAGAACATCAACGTCTGCGTCATCAATTGATTCTTGAGAGATTGGGATTGCTCCACGATAAGTTTTAACTTCCCAAGCTACATTTTCGAATTCTGGCTTAGCAAGTGCCGGATTTTTTTCCAACTCTTCAACGCTATGCATACGTGAAGTCGCTTTCTTAAGGATTGGATATTTACCAGATCCTTTCTTTGTTTTGTGAACATTTGTAAATTGTTTCAAATCGACAACAGTCTTCACTTCACGAAGTGGAGTAGTCACCAATTCTTCGCTTGTTACTGGCTTGGTATTTGTTTTCAATACACCATCTGTTTTTGGAACAATGTCATTTAGCGGAATAAGAACTTCGTCGCGAGTTTCACCAAAACGAAGACCTTCATGTGCAACAGCTCCTTTAGATTTCAAGAAAGCGTTGACTTTGTCGCGGTAAGACATTTCTTCTGGTTCTACCTTTTGACCAGCTTTTTTCTCTGCACCGCCTGCGTTCATCGTATCTTCAAACAGTTTTAAGTCTGCTTTTGCAGAAACAAGGTCTGCTTTTGCATTTTCAATTTCCGCTTTGATTGCACGGGCTTTGTCTAAGTCGTCGGCGTTTAAAGCTGCTTTTACTTCTGCTGTTTTGGAAGCGATTGTAGCATTCAAATTCGCGATTGTTGCCTGTAATTCTTTGATTTTTTCATCAAACATAGATTTTTCTCCTTTTTTGAGTATAAAAAATAGGGCCTATAGTCCCTCTAGAATTTCTTCTTTTTCGATTTCTCGTAGCATATTTTGAATTTCAGACTTACGCTTGCTACGGTTAGCGTAAAAGTCATCAATAACTGCTTGTGGTAACAAGCCATTTTCCAGACTCGCTACTGCTCCAACATCATCGAAGATCATCACTTCATCTGCAAAGCCTTTTTCTACTGCAATACTAGCTGACATGAAGGTCTCATTCTTCATCATGTCCAGAATTTCTTCTTCACTCAAACCAGTTTTAGCGACGTAGGCATTTACGATTGCTTGATCGCTAGCTTTTAACGCATTAGAAGCCTTGTCCAAATCATCGCTATTGCCAGATACCCAGTGAAATAGCGCTTTATGAATCATAATCTGCGCCGTTGGACTGATAAGAACTTTATCAGCACCCATAATGGCTACACTAGCAGCACTGGCCGCCATACCCGTCACTTCGACTGTGATGTGTCCTGGATAACTTTTCAAAGCTGTGTAAATTTCACTTCCGACGGTCACCAGCCCGCCGTTTGAGTTGACTTCCAGCACAATGTCACTGTTGTCTTCCGGAAAGGCATCTGTGATCGACTTGGCACTGACTGCTTCTAAGCCAAAGTAGTCATAGGCTTCTTGGCTATTATTCGGAATCAGAGGTCCCTTCATCTTGATTCGTTTCGGCATTTCTTGTCTCACCTCCTTTCATTGCCTGGTATTCCTCTTTCTTATCCAGAAAGACATAGTTTAGGCTGGACTGATAACGATCCATATTCGGGTCGCTAGAGCGTTCCTTGCCAAGCTCGATTAAGGCTTGGTTAGGAGTCAAAATCTGGTTGTTTACCAGTTTGACAATCTCATCCACATTTCGTCCGGTGACACTGCGAGTATCAAACTCTATTCGATACTTTCGTCGCTCATCATTATCCAGCACTTTTAGACCTAACTCGCTTGTAATCGCGTCAAAATAAAAAGGCAGGTCATTTGTGACATAATCCTCCATTAACTGCGCTACGGACTGATTAGGGCTATTCACGCCCAGTTTATAACTAGGCACGCGCAAGGCTTTGGCAATCTGAGCTGTTGAAAAGTTGTTGGAAGTAATCAACTGCAGTACATTCGTATCAATTTCAAGCGGCGTGTACTCCTGAGTATCATCAAAGACCAGTGGACTACCGCCTGTCGAACCCTCCCGCATCTTCTCAAAGTCCATCCGGGCTTTCTTGCGAGCTTCACCGTTCAACTGTGCGCCTTTTAGTTTGATAATTCCGCTGGAAAAACCATCACGGAAAAATTTAATCAAGGTATTCAAACCACCATTTTGCAGGGAAATTTCATCTCCCAGAGATAGCAGTGGTGATCTTCCCAAAATCGTATCGTGACTGAAGAACTTCCAGTGAATGACGTCAGGAGCCTCACATTTGACCGTAGCGCCCGTCAAACGGTCGGTAAAGGTATAAATCAACCTATGGTCGTTTGTCTCCTCTACGGTCGTTTCTGACGGCCTGTAGAACTGAAATTGAAGCGCTTTGCCAGTCTTAGGATCTCTCAAGATTCGGGAGAACGAATTGCCAGTTAAAATTGCGTTAACTGTCATAGCAAATTTCCAGGTTCGAGCAGATGTGTTTCCTGTCGATTTCACATTCAGAAGATAATTGATTTCTTCGTCTTGCTCGATATTCCCTGTGGTGTCTTTTTTCAGCAAAGGGAACCGCGCCACATCTCCAGCGATAATAGAGACAGCTGTCAAAATGTCGCTGTTTTTCAAGGCCGAGACCCCAACATATTCAGGCGAGTAATTCCCGCCAATCACCGAAGTGATATAGTCGTCGTAAGACACTTTAGAAGATCCTAATGGTTGAAAGAAACTCATTTCTTTTCTCACCTCCTTTCTATTTTGGGCATAAAAAAAGCACCTTTAGGTGCTAAAAAAGATTATTTCCAAAGGTACTGCCCTATTTGCATAGAATAATCAGTGGAATTGTTTTTTGGGGCATCATAATTTAAAAAGAATACCGCATTGGAGTTAGGAGAAATCTTTTTATTCTCCTCCTCGCCTTCTGGGCCAATGAATTCTGTCAAGCTAGAATATTTCAGTCTTTCATTTCCAGCTTTTGCAATAAAATCTTTCGGATTAAAAGAGGAGGTTCTATCAGTATTATTCTCCAAAACAATAGCAACCGTTACTTTCCCTTCAGAAAGTTTCATTCCCCTCACTTGAATGGTCCCTTCATCAAATATTACTTTTTCGCCAAAAGTTTTAGTTTCAATGATATTGTTTCCTGGAGTCGGCGAATCTTCATTGGTGTCCAAACGATGAATTTGCTTATCTCTCTGATCATAGTAAACATTATTGCTTTTAAGAGCTTCTTCAATCCCGTTTGCATAAATACCAGCTAGATAAATAACAACCACCAAGAAGACAGAAAGTACAGAAAGAATGATAGTTGACCAAAATAACGGCTTCTTGTACACAGGTTTCTTCAATTCGTACACATTCTTATCTTCATCGATGTACACCGGAGCGATCTTTTCTTTTGACATATATTTATAACCTCCTAAAATTACTTAATTTTATCAAATTTCAAGAGGGTTTACAATATCACCGCTTCCAAAACGGTTTTTTCAGTTGCTTCAAATCACCTTTGATTTTGTCAAATTCCGCATTTGTTGCTTCCACATTTTTTCCACAAACGGCCTCATGACGTTTCTGTGATTGGCGCAGCGCACTCAACTCACTATTAAACGTAGTCAATTTTGCATACAGGTCGAGATTTTCACGACTCAACGCAAGCATGTCTGATCGCAGCTGTTGTACTTCTCGCATCAAGCTTCTTTTCTTTTTAATTCGTTTGTTCATTCAATTCTCCTTATTTTGTTTTATCGATGTATAGCCCTAACAGGCATAGAATGATTCCCGTAGCAATATAACCAACAATCTCCCCAACTAGGAAAAGGCCGTAAATTAGAAATCCTAAGCCAGCTAGCAATAGGATTGTGTGTATTTGATTTAGTAATCTCAAAATAGCGAACCTGCCTCCATAATTTTTTCATTTGTCCAATACCCCGAACCGTCAAACGGCTCCAGATAACAGACAGCAAAAGCATCTAAAAGAGCATCTAGTGGATCAATTTTATTGCTCTGTTTATCCTTGTCAATCCGCATACCGTTATTATCGACTTTCACACGCGCATTGTTGACGGCCATGGTGAGCAATTGATTCCCCGAATGTTTGATAAGACCTTTCAGCACATCGTCCCTAAACTGTCTGGTCGGCATATTCAAGACCATTGTGTTCTGTCTTACTTCAATCAATGGCCATTCAGGGTGTCGCTTCTCGATCATGGCAATTAAGGAGCTAAACTGATAAGGATCAAAACAAATTGCTTGTAACTCCCAATCGTTCAGATAGACCATCTCTTCGATTTTTTCAAGCACGCGCTCATCGTCAATAACTCCAGATTCAAGGGTGGTAATTTCACATTCACCCATGCGTTCCAGGTTCGTATAGCTCACACCGTCACGCTTCTCCTTGGCCACAAGGCCATATTTGGTTGCGATAAACGAAAAACTATCCACATACCAGTAGTCGTCCATCTGGACCATGGGTGAGATGGCAAACAAGTCACTGACTTTCCCGACATCGACACCAATCCAAACCCTACGTTTTCGAGTGTCTGGTTTTTCATCAAGCTTTGCCTGCGCCCAACTCTGCTTGTCCATGTAGGATGTTTCTGATGATTGCCGCCACATGTTAAAGTTTTTGACCAAGACCTCATTGACAGTCCCAGTCTCCAAAGATACCTTTCTACGTTTTCGCAAGTAATTCATGATTTTATCGTAAAGCGCTGGCACCTCAAGAATAGGGTTCGACTTTATCCAGTTAGCTTCATCTGCAATCTCCTCCTCGTTATCTTGTTCTGCGATAAAAGCAAAGTATCCATCATCTTCTACTTCCTCGTTCAAGATTTTCTCGATATATGGATATTCAATCGTGTGCATAGGGACGTTGAGATCAAGCCCTGCCGTGGAGATAATTAGAATTAGTGGATTATCTAACTGACCTTGGCCAGATTCCAAAAGTTCAATCATTTCATTTGTTTTAGATGCTGCGAACTCGTCCAGCACACCAACATATGGTTCAAAACCATCCACAGCCCCTGTATCGCGACTTAACGGACGGATATAGGATTCGTCCACCAAGTTCCTTAACTCTTCTCTGACCCGCTTTGTAGCCTTCCTGACATCTTCATCTTGTGCCCTTAATGCGTCCAGCTGCTTCCTTGCCATCTCAAAAGCGATTTTAGCCTGAGTTTTATCATTTGCAGTACAAAAAAGCTGTCTAGACATCGCTGGATTACGACCAAACAAAAACTCATAAAGTAAGATACCAGCCACAAGAATTGTTTTTCCGTTCTTACGTGCCAGCGAGATCATCGCTTTCCTGAAGCGCCTAATGGAATTATCCGACTTCCTGCGCCAGCCATACAAACTAGCTAGAATAAATTTCTGAAATTCGGCCAGAGGATAAGGCTTACCAGTTTTGACATCTGGGAGGATTTCGATAAAATCAATTGGATCCTGAGCTTTTTTTGGAATATAGTCATAAGAAAAAGATTTTCGAGAAATCTTTTTCAAGTCATTCAAGTGACGTAAACATGCTTTAAAAACTTTCTGACTAACAATCCGTTTGCCATCAACCACGCTTTTTGCATAATCAAAAGCTACATCACAATATTTACTTGCAATCGGCTTATAGTCATATTTTATTGCAATCCCTCCTTTCTGATAAAAACACAGACCGTGCAGGAATCGAACCCACGACTACAAGGTTGGAACTTGTTATGTTTCCTCTACACCAACGGCCTAAAATAAAAAGCTATTTCTAAATAGAAATGGCTTTATTCTCTATGTATTTCTTAAATGCTTCGAATGTAGTTAAGTTTTTATATTCAAGATAACTTTTAATGGCCGACAACGCTTTGTCAACCTGATTATCATTAAAGCAGTACCCATTACCAGACAAATCAAACTCAAAATCTTGATCATCTTTGATGATGATGTTTGCTCCAGACCAACCACTTTGTGCATCATAGCAAGCTTTTTTCGTGATTGTCATCTTATTTTTTTCAATCAGATCAACTAATTCTTGGTACCTATTCATTGTCACCCTCCGAACTTATCAAAAATACTTTTTTTCTTTTCTTCAACTTGTGGCACATACAATTTCATCCGACTGTCTACCGTCAGACCAAGCTGTGCCGCTGCGCGTGTTAAGTTAGTAGTCGCACGTTCTAAACTATACAACATTTTATTGGGCAGAACCGTCCCTTTTTCATTTACATAAACATAGCCTTTTTGCTGCAGGCCACGGGACAATTCTTTATAAACCGCATACCAGGTGCAATATGTTTCTAAAACAGCTCGATCCAGATTTCTCAGGGGTAGCTTTCGCAAATCATTGATCACTCGTTTATATTCCGCTTTTGCAATAGGGTCAAAATGTTTTGGTGGTGTAATTTGCAGTGCGTCCAAGCCATCAGAAGCCTTGTCCTGTATGCTTTTACGAGCTATCTTTTCTTCCTTGGTTAAGTGCTTCTTATTGTTCTCAACAATCTTCATTTTTCTTCCCAAAATTGACACCTCCTTTACTAAAATGGCTATTTTTTAAGTTTCAAAAAGGGAATTTTTCGTGCAGAAAAGGCCGCGTCCTTTAAAACCGAAACAATATAGCCCCGTTCAAAAAAAATAGGGGGTAATTTCCGAACATTAAAGGAGTCATGATTATATTTATTCGTCTACCATTTTTGAGACTTGACAACTGATTGACAGGTCAGAGCAGACCGTTTCGGTTTCTAATCGCTCTTGCATCGTTGCATCTCTTGCAACTTGCTTTCAAGTTACTTCTGTCTAACCTTCTGTTCCAATCTTTCTTTATCGGAATCACATGATCTGTCATCGTTGCTTCTGCTCCACAATACTCACAGATATAATCATTCTCAAGCAAAACGATTCGACTAGTCTCTTTCCAAACTTTCGAATTGTAAAACGCTTTGACTTCTCGATCATACTTCCATCTCAAACGATTGTATTCTTTGTATTCATCCGAACGAGAACCATAATCACTTAATGCTCTTCTGCCGTTTTGTATTGTCAGTTTTTGTGGTCGCATACCTTCACCAATCTTTTTTTAGACCAATAAATAAAAAGAGCAGTAATTTTCTACCCTTTTTTGATACTACTATAATAGCACGTTGAAACTGCCACGCACTGACAATCGCTGCCAAAAACTGCCAAAGACTGCCATTTACTGACAGAAGCGGTCTAAATCGCGTTTAGCCTGTCTAAGCAAACGATAGTAGGTCCTATCACTGCAATTCAGCTCGTCCATGACTTGCCATCTCGTCATCTTATCGATATAAACCAAGCTCAGTATTGCCTGACTATCCGTGTTATCCAGAGAGTCAATTAGCCCCTGCAGCTCCCTCTGCTTTCTAATAGCCTCGGCAGTCTTCTGCTCTATTTCTTCCTTGGCCGTCAGCAGCTCGACATAGATATCATCTTGCTTGCGTTTAATCCCCCCTGAAACTTTGTCCGGAGAAAATTTCTGGCTAGACAAGAGCGAGGCTTCGACCTTGTCTCTTCGTCTAATCAAACTTGCAATATATAGATCAAGGTTTCTCAAATCCTTTAAAATAGCTTTCGCCTTGCTCACTCTCTGTCTCCTTTATGGTATAATAGTCTTTGCGATATTACTATTAGCTGAGGCAGAGAGTGTCTTGGCTTTTTTTTTTAGTAACTGTTAAGTATCTTGAGGGTCTCCTCATAGCTAAGTTTTACTTTGACCTTTTGCTCATCGTATGCTCCTAAAAATCTTGGAATTCTGAAATGAATGATTGTACAGCCATCATGATATCTAGTAACCGTGTAAACATGTTTGATCAGTTCTTTTCTAAAAGAAACGTTAGGTAAAACGACTAAATCGGGTAAAGTTACATCAGAAGGCTTTTCTTGCCTTTTCTTTCTTCCTGAATAAGGATATCTTCTGGGTTTCATGTTGGTTACCTCTCAATTCCATAGTATTCATAGCCGCATGCTACACAGCAAAAACCGTAACGGTTAAAATATTCATCAAATAGGCCAATTTTGCTATCGCAAACAGGACAATGCGTCCTGCGATATCTTTTTTCTTTGCTCAGACCGTTCAAAATTTTCTTTTTGCGTTGACGTTTATTCAATTGTATGCTCCTTTCTCATTTCTTCAAGCCTTTCTTGTATCGGGTCGATGGTATTCAATTCTTTGAGCGTTGGCCACATTCCGCCTACAAGACAAGAAATGTCTCTGGTTTCATTGATTTGTTTAGGCGTTTCTTTAAAATCCCACCATTCAGAGCCGTCATATTCTCCTCGCTCTAACCACCAACCTTTACCAACGATGACTAAGTCAGTAGGAACGTGAGCAGCGCCGTATCCGCTATGATAATTAGCTTGCTTAGCTAGTCTCTCAAAATTTTCTTTAGTGATTTTAAAGTCTGAGCCTTGAATATATCTGACACCCTCAAACGTTTTGCCATGGTCTCTTAAAACCTCTAAGGTCTCCTCCCAAAGATTTGTCATTTCACTCCTCCAAAATATCTTGATTTTCGTAGATGTTGCCGATGATTGCGAACGCCACCGAATTATCTTCTAACAGCTCTACCATCGGGACATCTTCATCATCTTCAAAAACATGGAACATCAAAATACCTATCTCGCTATTCTGGAAAACTCTTGCATTTATTGGCGTTCCAGTGTCGTCCACTTCTATCGCAATAACATCCCCCTCAAAGATTTCCTTGCCGTTCTTATCAAAAAGGCCTGTTGACTGCATGAGAATGACATCTTCTCCGTTTCGCTTGTCTTCGAATTTTAACGGGACAGATGTAGAACCATCGCTAAATTTCCCTACGACTTCCTTTCTGACAAATGAAATCATCAGTATTTCGTCAATCATTTCTTCTGCTAACACATACCACGCTCTAAATTTCGGAATCATCTTGCACCTCCTATGAAATTATTAGCAACATTTCGTGCCTCAGTATCAATTAACTTATGTCTATAATTTAACAACGGATTCATGAGGTCGTTTCTCACAGCAGGCCTCAAAATGATTTCATTTGTTCCCAAAAATCTTTTACCATCGATTTTGATTTTGATGTCATAACCATTTGCAATATGTTCAAGGTCATCTTTAGACAGGGAGATTGCAAATCTACTCATTCTTCCACCTCCTCGACTTCCACACCCTCGCAAGAGAAGACCCAACCGAAGCCTGCTTGTTCGAGTTCTTTGCGTGTGTGGTGTAATCTAAAAGAACTATATTCATGTCTGCTACCTGTGAACCAATTTCTTGCCCCCAAATTAAATTTCAAAATATCAAAATCAGGGTCAATCCCTTTAATCTTAACCAAATACTGCTTCTCTTTCTCGACCTCGTAGCCATCTAGCCAAGCTCGAGCGAAAAGTTCTTGGTTGCTTGTCTTTCTAGACCATGAAATAAGTTCATCGCTTTTATTCCACTGTTTCAAAAAATCTGGATTCATAGCAATATATAATCCTATTGCCGAATTTTCTTTGCATGCGTCAATCCAATCCGCTACCATCTGCGGGATTTTGACTTTTTCTGGTTCGTCTAGTTGTTCAAAGATTTCCTTGATATCTTCCCAATAGATCCCATAGCCTTGAAAATTCCCGACAATTGTTCTCCGTGCTTTAAATTTCTCAATCAATTCCTGTTTATTCATTAGCTACCTACTTTCTTTAATAGTTCTGGTTGTTCATGAATATTGCCCACAACTTCATTTTCTTCGATTTCAGACCACAGAGGCACTGCGTCATTCCCTGTGTCAATTACCCAGGCTCCTTCAAGCTTCTTGACAACTCCTGTCAATTCCTTGTCGTACTCATAGTAACCACCTACTTCATCAGCTCTGCCGAAAAATCTAGTGGTTTTCACAATATCACCATCAAAGATTTCTTTTCTTGGCTCTGAATTATCCAAGACATCTGTATAGCACATGATTTCGCATTGTTCCCAAGAATAATCATCAAAGCATGTGTCACAATCCGAACGCTGACAGCCTCTAACTGTTACGGTCTTATCTCTGTAGTCTATATAGACAATATCTTCAGGCCAAAACATCTTAGACAGCTCTTTCACAAATACTCTTATTTTTAACATCAGTTTCCACCCCCTCTCAAATAATCAGGGATTTCATCCCCTACACTCAGACTGTCGTACTGCTCCTTGGTCACGAGAAACTTTCCGTAAGCACCTGCTGTGACCGTGTAGCGTCCCTCTATGATTTCCTTGTCCGTGATTCTGCCGTGCATTTCTGCGCCTGCGTTGTCTGCCTTGTGAATGATGATAGGCTGAACCTCGCTTTTAGCTTGGTTGTCCCCTGATTGGTACATCAGATAGCCATATCCAATCCAGGCAGCCATCACAATTAGCAAGCTAGCGGCAAACTTTACACTGTCTTTAATTAGTTCCATTCCATAACCTCTATTTCTACCTCAATACGTGGATTAAGGCTGTAAAACTTGCCTACATCATGCAAGGCAATCTGACCATCATCCTGAAAGACGATCCCTGACATGCTGTCATATAGGGCTTTCTCGTAGTTGTCAATGTCAGGCTTTTTGCCTACAGGGATGATTTCATCTACGAGGGCCTGCTGATTCCGTTTGATCTTAGAAATGTACTGAGGGGGCTTGATGTAAAATCTCACCCTCGCCTTCAGCGCTCCCTCAAGGGCAGGTTGCCCCATGTACTGATTGCTAATCAGTAACTGGCATTGATTACGCCAAGATTTCATGTCCTTGTCTTCGTAAGTTGTGGTAAAATTTCCACGCCTCGCAAACCGTGGCCGTGATTGTGGTTTAGGTTCAATATTCAGGATAAGCTTCATAGCAAGACTCCGTGGAATCCCAATTCTTCGAATAGATTCTTTTTGTTTTCTTCAATAAATTTAAAGAGAGTCTGAACTTCTTTGGTATCTTTTGCAAATTCTCCGGCTGCATAGGCGCTATCCAAAATCATATCAACAGATTGCTTAGCTTCTAGCACCAGCTTGTATTCAGGCTCAAATAAGTCGCCGTTTTCGTCGAGTGATAGCTGCCTATCTTGTTTTACAAATTCTGCTACTGGACTCCACAACGAGCTCCCGACAATTTCGATATTCTGTTCTGTTTTGCTTGTTATGATTGTAAAAGGCGTGTTAATTACCGCTGTTCTTTGCATTTGTTGCTCCTTCAAAATAATAATAATTGCTTCTTTGGTTGATAGTTCATCCAAAGAATTTCTGTTCTAGGTAAGCCATGCTCTGCAGTAGCCGCAAACTCAACTCTTTCCCAGTTTCTCAGTTGCTTGTTATAAAGTTCACTGTCATAACCGCTTAAGAGAATTCTTGCCCTAGATTGGTTCAGGATATCCAGCAATTCCTCGTGATCATGGTCTTCCATTTCCACCGTGTATTGCTTTCTGGTTCTTGTACTGAGGAGATAAGGCGGGTCTACATACATGCAGACATCTTCCCGACTGTACTTATCAATGAGTTCGACAGCTGGCCGACATTCAACCTGCACCTCTTTCAGTCGCAGGGTCATTTCCTGGATTAGCTCAGGCAGATCATTCCAATGTTTAACTGCGTAAGCTCGTTCTCTGCCATTAACATCCATTTTCCAACCTGATTTTTCAATATTTCGAAAACCGTGGCTCATAACAGAACGTATGACGAAATTCAGAGCTTTATCAATTTCATTCTCTGGTCGAACTTCCCAAGCTTTGTCATAAATTTTTCGACTGTAAGGAGTCAGAAAGATTTTTTCGGCTAGTGCTTCAGGTTCCTGTTGTATTACCTGAAAAAGATTAACCACATCATCATTTAAGTCATTGATAGTCTCAATCGCGCTTGGCAGCTTGGTAAATAATACCGCACCACTACCAAAATATGGCTCTAAATAAGTTTTGTGCTCCGGCAATAGTTCTACAATCCTGCCAGCAAGATTCCATTTACTCCCTGGATAGCGTAAAAGAGATTTCATTTTTCAAAAAAACGCGACTGCCTTTGTGATAATTGGCTAAATACGGGCAGTCGCTCGTCCAATGGTCACACGACCGATTTTGACGTTTCTAGTTCGCTTTTTTCGTGGTTCACGGCACGTTGTTTTTTTTTTTTGAGTTGTTTCCATTTTGGAAATAGTTGGTTTTGGAAATAGTTGGTTTTGGAAATAGTTGGTTTTGGGTTATTTCTTATCTTTTCTAGCGTTGCTTTCGCCGATAAAGTACCCTAACAACAGCCAAACCAGCGCCATGCCAGCGTCTTTAATAAAATCAATCATTTTCTTTCCTCCTTTTTTCTAAAAGATTACTACCCATTTTTCGGTAATATGATGGGTTCTTGCATATTCTTTCACAGCCATTTCTTCGGCTTGGGTTCGACTATATGCCAAAACATGATAGAAAGCCTGTGTCTGTCTATTGATTCCCCAATTGCACCTAATCTCATAGAATTTCAAATCTTTATTGCTAGACCAAAAGTGAGGCAGTCGTTTCCCTGAGTTATAGGTTTCCCTATCAACTCTCATTATTTTAGGCTCAGTCATCGTCTTCCCCTTCCTAAAACGGTAATAATTCAATGACAATGAAGTCTTCCGATACTTTTCTCACCTTATAAACATAAGCGTCCCGTAAATCTTCCTCAGTTTTGCACATTGTTTGATTTTCCACGCTTTCATTCCAAGAAATAAATTGAGGTTTTAGATCGGGCCAACCAGAACGACCAAACAAAGCAATACACTCATCTTTATCTTGATGTATTGCAAATGTAATACCGTGTGGACAACCTGTGTCGTGAGTTTCTAGTATGTCCTTTACTTGCTTACTCATCAAACCACCTCCACACGTTGACTCAGCGCTTTCGTTTTGCAATATTCACAATGACCGCACGGTTTTGCTTTCTCCTCGCCTCGCTTGACCTTGTCAAGACGCTGGATGAGCATAGACAGCTCGGTCAACTCATAGCCAAGTTTTTCTTGAGTTTGAAATACGATAGCTCTAGTATCAGGAGTCGGCTCTTTCGTCACCGCGTAAATTACGGGTGTAAATTCACGGCCGTATTCTTCTTCCAACATCTTCTTGTAAGCCGCCATCTGAAGAACATACCCCCAAGCCTCGAACCAGCGGACCTGAATATTTCGGCCACTTGCTTCATCATTAACCCAGACCATGCTGTCGATGTCTGATTTTGTGGTCTTAATGTCCACAAAATACCCTTTTTCAACATTGAGACAGTCAATCTTGCCTTTGAATTCCACGCCTTCGATTTTGCCTGTCACAGCAACTTCTTTCTGGCCAACATAGTAGTCCATGAACTGCTCATCGGCTTCTAGCCGTTCAATCATTCGCTGGCCGACCAGAAAGTCAGATTTTAACTGACCTTTAGTTTTTCCTGCTTTTGAAATCATGGCATCTACATTTTCATCCATGAATTTCTTATGCGCTTCCGGACTTTCAAAATAGCTATGGACCATGTTCCCGACCAAGAGAGCCGTGTTGTCTCTTTGATCTTCCCATTCTCCTTCTAGCTCAGCTAACGCCCGTGCTTCACACTCTCTAAACCGCTTATATTGCGAGATAGACCAGTATCGACGTGCAGAAGCTGCTGAATAGTAATCTTTACCAAGTAAATCCATTGTCATTTCATTTCCACCTTTTCAGCCTTACTTTCCGCTCCAGGCATTATCCGGACAATAATTCCTAATTCTTGAGAAATAGTCTTAAATTGTTCTTTGACTTGACGCATGTTTTTTTCAGGGAAAATAATTTCCATATTTTGATAGCGATAACCATATTTTTTAGCTACATCACCAGAAGCTTTATTTTGCGATTTTTGGCCTGTTTCTTGTTCGGGGGTGTAATTACCCTCTGAAGCTGTTTCAGGCTTAAATTCGGGCTGATTTTGGGCGTAGGATTGATTCTGAATGTTTTGTTCTGCCTCTGCTTGCGCTTGTCTAAGCTCATCTGCATCTGCGTGCAAAATATTGATAACATCCAGAGCAGAACGACCTTCATTGAGCAAATCAACATATTTTTCAGGATTCAAACCTTTGGCTTCTGCGATAGCTGTCATTTCTTCGATTCGCTGTTTCAGCTTCGCTTCCGCTTTTGCACGGTCGGCCAACTCTTTATCATCAAGAATTGCTTGCAAGATATCAGCCAGCTTTGCCCCTTCATCATATCTGCGGATATAGACAGCGGGGCCAAAACCAGCCTTGGCAGCCGCTTCCGTTATCTGAATGAGGCCGGCTTCACGTTGTTGCTTCTTTGCCGCTTCTTCGGCTACCAGGTCGACAATCATCTTAGAGGTCGCTTGATTGATTCGCACGTTGTCGGCCATAAAACATTTCTTCTTGCTGAGGTCATCAAAGTAAATAGCAAATAACTTGATATCAAGCTCTATGCCGCTTTCTGCGATTGCTGCTTCAAAGGCTTCTTTGACAGTTTCCTTGCGGGCTTCTGTCGCTCTCTCTTCAAATTCTTTAATCTGATTTTTTATGTCAGTCTGCAAAGTTTTGATAGGGTCTAATATACTCTCTACCCACGCCTTCACTTCGTCAAGAGGTTTAGAGTATTCTGAGAGCTGGCTTTTAAGCTCTTGTTCAATCTGGCGTTGCACTCGTCCCAACTCGTCTTTGACCTTGGTGTCATCCGACAAAGTCTCTTCTGTTACGATATAGCCAGCATATTTCTTTTGATAAGCTGCTAAAGCTTGTTCCAAAACTTCCTTGCCTTGGATTTCGATTTCGGCGGCCTTTAGAACGAAGCCGACTTCCAAATCCGTGACTGGAACGAGTTCAAGGCTATCCGTTACATCTTTTAATTCTTCAGTCATTTTAGAAATCCTCCCCTTCCAACATGTCCATTTGGCCAGTTCCTGGCTCTTGGTCGATTACTTCGCCTGTTTCTTCGTCAAAATCTGGAATTTCTTCAGCAGGGTAGCTTGTGTCCGTGACTGTCAACTCTTGGTTGATGACCTCTTTTTCTTGAGATTTTTCTGCTTCAGGAGTGGCTTGCGTTCCTAGGATACCGTCCAATGTCTCCGCTGATTGTTCTGGTGTAACGTCCTTTGTTTGTCTGCCGTCTTCGTACTCGTCAGCGATTGTGTTGTTGATGGCTCCAGCGAGTAGGTCACTATCGTCGCTCGTATTGATAAAGAGTTTGGCAGCTCGGTTGATAACTGTACGCATGGCCATCTGATCCGGAAAGTCAATCTGCACATTCTTTGTCTTCGCCTTAGACCAAGATTTGTCAATTTGAGCTTTCGTCATGATTTCGAAAAACTCATCACCATCATTTTTTGAAATAATGCAGTACGCTGCGATGATAGGTTTGTCAGCATTTCGCCAATCGGTCACATGTTTGACCAATTTCTTCCGTCCATTCTCAACTGCTATTTCTAGCTCGTCGCCTTCATAGACGACATTAGCTACGACATCCTTGATATCTTGCAATTGCTTGATTGTCTTCACGGTTCCAAAATACGACATTCTTAATTGCACCTCAGAACCATATTTGATAAAGTAACATTGTTTTTTAGCGGGACTTAACCCTTGGGTCACCATTTCCAGCAATGCATTATAAACACTATCTTGTGTACATTGCTGAAGCAAATTTCCACTGCTGGAGTTTTTCAGCGCATAGTAGGCCGAGCTCAGGGCGTTACTCACGCTGTAGTTTGGAGCAATCAGCAACCCCTCGCCTTTCATGGCTTCGATACGGTTAGCTACGTTTGATGTAACTTGCTTCTGTGTCAATTCATTCGTCATTTTCTTCTTCCTTTCGTTTTTCTAAAATTCCAATTCTCACGCTTCAGGCGCTTATTTTCGCTTCGTAGCGCTAGGATTGTGTCCTGTTGTTCGTTGATGATCTGGCCGAGCTTCTCGCCTAAATTAGCGTAGGCACTGCGCCATTCAGCGATTTCTTCTTCTATTAGCTTCATACTTCGTCACCTACATAAACCCAGCTGCTGCCATTCCAGACCCAATTGTCCGGATCAGGGCGCTCAGGTTTTTCAATCGGTGGTTGCAGCGCGTCTATCCTGTCGTAATTAAACATGAGCGTACACCTTCCCGAGCTCGAGGACTCGCTTCACATATCTAGCCTTGGATTCTAAACCTAGATCCAATAATTCATTTTTTTCTTCATGGTTGGCCAACAGCCACACACGATTTTCAAGCTCAACTCTCGTCATCTTCTTTCGCCCCTTCTTCTACCTCTTTGACCATAGTCTTCTTCAAGCGAGCTGTCGCTTCGTCAACCGATTTGCCTTTCAGGACATCTTCTAAAATATGACTCGCGTCATGCATCGCCTGAGCCTTCGCTTTGGCAATTTCGTTTTCTGGGAAAAGGCCTATTTCCTGTCCGAGCAAAAAAGCAAGGCTGAAAGCGTGTATTTCTTTCTGCAGTTGTTTTACTTGGTTAAGTGTTCGTTGTGCTTTAAACATATTATTTCTCCTTTGCAGCCAATAACTCTTGGTAGAGTTTTAGCAATGTTCCTTGATGTTGCCATTCATCAAAAAGGTGTCTGTACGCCTTTCGAGTCTCTATCAAGTCGTCGTTTAGTTCAATTGCCAACGAACGCCAGCGCTCGGCTTCATCTGGTAGAGTGAGAACCTCTGGCTCTTCTGTGAAAAAGTAATTTTTAATTTTGTCGATTAGCTTCAATGTTTATGCTCCGTTTCTAATTTTTTCGGCTTTAGCAATTTCTTTCTTCCATGCTTTACTACCTCTGTATTGCAGATAAGCATCAAAACCCTTAATGGTTACTAACGAACCACCGTCCCTCAGATATTTCTGCTGGCTAGGCAACTTATTCATTTCTCTACGCCGCTCACAAGCCTGTCTCTTGCTGTAACCAAAGATATGACCTAACTCTTCGTCGTTTGCAGAAATCTTCTCAATGATCACATCTTTAATTCTCACGATTTGAACAGTTTCCATTTTTGCTCCTTTCGTGGTATAATTTACTTAGTGTTTTTAGTAAGCCCCTGACCTAACCAGTGGGCTTTTTTGTTATTCTCCTATCTGCTATAATAAAGCTAGAAAGGAGATGATGCTATGCACGATCTAGTTATCAAGATGATTCTTGATGAGTACGGCATTGATAACTCTGAAAATTTGTCTAAAGCACTCGCCAAAGTACTAGATGAATTTTCAAGAGATAGCCGTGTAGCCAGCAATCTGTCTAAGTCTATCAATGAGCAGAACAGACTTTCAGATAGAATGCACGGGATTGTTAGATAACCCCAATAGCCCTCTGAGCGTGTTTGCGAAAGGCATCTATTTCGCTGTCATTCAGTGTTATGTCTTTTGATAAATTACGCTCTTTTTCGTTCAGTTGGTAATTGTAAAGGTTGTTTATCTCTTCCCACCCTTTCTGAGTAAATAACTGCCTTAAGCTAATATAGCGTTCGATAATAGACAGTGGTTTTGCAACATCCTGTAGCCTCTGCTCAGATTGTTCTTGCTCATTTTGAGTTTTGGCAATAAAGTCTGAGTAGGCTCGGTCAAACGCTCCTAAAATTTGAAGATCCACGGCCACGTCGTCGACTTCAAGGATATCTGGTGTAAATGTGACGGTGGCTTTTGGTTTTTTGTCCGCTGACATTTCTAATTTAAAATCAGTAACGCCACGCCCAAGCTCCCAGTCATTGATTTTTACCGAATATCCTGAAGATCTTAAACATTGGCTCTCGGTCGGTTCTTGCTTTGGTTTTACACTTAGTTTTAATTCATTCATGTTTTCTCCTTCCCTATTTTGCAAAGTCCTAAATTAGAAATTTTAAACTTCTCTCTTTTATTTATTAAGAGGAGTAGGACTTGTTGTTAGTTAATATTTATTGTTATTTAATACTTGTTGTTAGTTAATATTTATTAGTGTGAAAAAAATTACATGTATTATTTTTACATGTATTATTTTTACATGTATTATTTTTACACTTGCAAACCTTGTGACCGTAATTCAGAAAAAAGTCTCTCTTGCATTATTTGAAAACTAAATTCTGATATTTTTCTATCAGAGAAAAATCTAAAAATTCGTGAACCAGCCCCGCGCCCAAAAGATACCTTAATTTCCCGCAAATAACCCGCTTGTTTCAATTTTTCAAAGTGCTTTAAAACAGTTCGATAACTCAAACCCGCTCGTTTTGCTATCTCTTCAGGATAAACTTGCCAAGTGGAAATATTGCTCAAAACAATCATCAGTACTCCTATTTCAGCCGCTCCAAGTGCAGGATCGTTGATGAAATCATTACTAACAGCGGTGTAATCGTTAGTTGGATTCCTGAAATATGAAATTCACTTTTAAGTTATAAAGTTTTTTCTTATCCATGCGAGCTCCTTTCTCTGTTGATATAAGTTTTTAAGCTACCGTTTTAGTGATTTTTTAAAACACGTTTAAACCGTGTCGATCGGTAAAAAAATAATATCGTTATAGTTAATGTGATAAAGATTTTCAATCTTATTAATATCCAGAACATCCGGAAAGCTTTTGCCGGATTCCCACTTGCTTAATGTGGAAGGGGATATCCCTAGAGCCTTCGCCGCTACTTCTTGCGTCAGATTATCTCGCACTCTTAACATTTTTAATGTCATTTTCGGCACGTTCCTACCTCCTTATTTTTCTATTTATTCCTCGCAATTCTGCTATAATGTAGTCAGAAAGGAGGTGATGTTATGACTGATTATCAATTAGAAGCTTCTCTGATTGTCCTTGGCAAAGAATACGAAAGAGCCAAGAAAGACGGAAAAGAAAGCTTCAGTATACATGTGTCATTCTTTGATGGTCTGGATACTAATTTCCATCTTCAAGAGTTTGCAAGACAATATCCCGTAAGGATTGCCCGTTTGAAGCCTGACCGAATAACTTTTCTAATAGACTGACATCATTTAAAGGGAAAGGATTGTTTTCTACTCGTTCATTGAACGTAAGAACGACTTCACAACTTTCTAGAAAATGACTGATAAATTCCACTCTCTCTACTCCGTCGAGAAACATTCCATCGACGAATACAGCAGGGTGGTTTTTTCTTGCTGTCAACAGTACATCATGTTCAGAAGTCTTAACTGAAATCTGTTTAAATTCTTTCATTTCCTACCTCCTATCTTAATTCATCTATGCTGATTTCCAACGCATCAGCAATTTTCTTAACTGTGTCAAAATATAAATCTTTCACCTCTCCATCTCTTAAACGATAGATTCCAGCAGGTCCAATACCTGCTTTTAAACAAAGTTTATAAACCGTCCAATTTTTTTCTGCAAGTTTTTCGGATATTTTTTTCCAAAGCATAGCCGTGTTCTCCTTATCTAGCTTTATTTTTATGCTTTTTGCGCTTATATATACTATCACACTATATATTGTGTTTTTTTGTAGATTTAAACCCCTTTTAGATACAATATATTGACAAACATTGTTTTTTAGCATATAATATATTTTGACTAGGACCTCTCACCGTTTTAGTCAAAATTTCAACAGAAAGGAGAGAAATATGCAGAGAAAGTATGTTGCATCTACTAATGTTCGTAGTGTTGGTTGGCAGGACGGAATCTTAGAAGTTGAATTTAATAACGGTAGTATTTATCACTACCATAATGTTAGTGAATCAGAGTACAGCTCTGTCTTGATTGGATCTGTCGGTTCTAATATTCATAGATTGTCTAAATACCACCCTTACACACGAGTAAGCTAATCCAGCAGAGTTTCATCAAGTGGTTGAAACTCTTTTGTTTGATCTAGATAAACTCCATCCGCTGAAATAATAATCTTTGCATGAAAATCACTATTTTTAAGAACTTTAGAATAAATCAACAAGTTTTCTAAAATATCCTTCTGCTGCTTATTGCCTTGATAAGTTGATGTTTCTTCAGGTTTTGCACTTCTAACACAATCATCAGTTACCTCGATTTTAACCTCATTAAGCCGTTTAACTGCTTCTTGGAATTCTTCGGCTTTTTTAGCTACTTCTTGACTAGCTTCTACCAATTCCTCGACATTAGAAATTTTGATGCCGATACTTAAATTCTCCATTTTGATTCCTCCTTTCTTTTTTGCTCTTGTTTTTTTGTTATTTCCTTGAGCTTGATTAAAGTTTAACACGTTAAACATATTTTGTCAAGCGTGTTAAACAAAAAATATTTACTTTTTTTCTTTTTAGGTGTATAATGTATTAAACAACGTGATAGAAAGGAGTTTTTATGAAATTGGGAGAAATTTTAAAATCTTATAGAGAAGAACATAAAATGTCTATGGATGCTTTTTGCGAATTGTCTGACTTAACAAAAGGTTATATTTCAATGCTCGAAAAAAACGAACATCCAAAAACAAAAAAACCTATTATCCCATCTTATGAAACAATAGAAAAAATTGCTAAAGGTATGCAAATTTCGGTAGATGATTTGATTGATATGTTAGACGATAATCAAGAAATTCAAATCAATGCCACCCCTAGCACTCTTTTAAAAACAGATATCCAACAAATTTATGATCAGCTCCAACCCCCTCGTCAAGAAAAAGTCTTGGTATATGCCGAGAAGCAACTGAAAGAGCAGAGGAGTGAAGAAACTCAACCAAACGAAGTTTCAGAGGTCGTTCAACTCTATAGCTACGACTACTACGACCACCCAGCTTCTGCAGGTACTGGGCAGTATTTAAACGATGTGCGAGTTGAACGGATTGAGTTGCCAGTAGATATCGATGCTGACTTTGTTATCCCAATCAAAGGGGATTCTATGGAGCCAGACTATTACGATGGCGACCTAGTATTTATCCAGACAAGTGTGGATTTGAACGACGGTGTTATCGGAGTGTTTAACTACAACGGCGATGCCTATATCAAGCAGCTATTGATTGGCAAAGAACAAGCCTACCTACACAGCTTGAACCCTGCGTACAAAGATATGCCAATCACACCAGAAACAGACTTCCGAATTATCGGCGAAGTCGTGGATTTGTATAGAGAGAAATAAAAAAACCACTACCTCGTCAATAGCGGTTAAAGAAGAACGCTTGAATTTAATTAGTTAAAAAAATGTGCAACCACTGATCCACACTAAAAGCTGAGGAGGTTTATTTATGCAGCAAGAAAGCAAAGCCTTAGGCATTTTAGCTATTGTCTTCGGAGCAATTGCTCTGGTTGGGTCGTGGATCCCTATTATTAACAATCTATCGTTCTTAGTTGGTATCCTTGGTCTCGTACTTGGAGTTATCGGTCTTATTGTAAATCGAAAAAAGCAAAAGACCTTAGCTATTATTGGCTCTGTTATCTCTATTTTATCCCTCATAATCGTTATCGCTACTCAATCATTCTATTCTCGTGCAATCAATGAAGCTGGCAAATCTTTTGAGTCTGCAGCAAGCTCTGTAAGCTCCTCTATTGACTCATCGCAAAAAGAGGAAGATGCAAAGTTCACTTGGACAAAAGAGCAATTCGACGCTCTAAAAGAAGGCGACATTGCTAATAACGGAGCAGGCGGAACAAAATATGACGACGTTATCCGTGACCACGGCAAACCAAATGACGAAAATACCACTTCTATTAGCGATCATGAAAGCAAAACGATCACCTATACTTCTACAGGAAGCAAATTTCAATCAGTTATTTTGACCTTTGCAAAGCAAGAAGACGGATCTTTTCTTCTGACAGTTAAAATTTCAAATGGGCTAGAATAAAATAAAAATCCCCACGCTTTGCTTTGGCCGGCAGCGTGAGGATTGAGTTAGTATAGTAAAAAGGCATTCAAAAGCCTCTTTTACTATACTCATTTTATCAGAAAATGAGGTGAAAAACAATGGCATACTTTAGAAAAAGGGATAACGGCTGGGAATACCGTATCTCTTACAAAGGACCTGACGGCAAGTATAAGCAGAAATCAAAGAGCGGATTCAAAACGAAAAAACTTGCTCAAGCAGCAGCAAGAGAAATCGAAGAGAATCTAACTGAAAATATACTGATGAACAAGGACGTCACGCTTTATGATTTCGTCAAAACCTGGTCTGAAGTATATAAGCGACCGCACGTCAAGGATAAGACCTGGGATACTTACGCCAAAAACCTTAAGCACATCAAGGCTTATTTTGGAGATTTGAAAGTAAAGGACATTACTCCACTTTATTATCAAAAGCGGCTTAATGAATTTGGTGAGAAATACGCCCAGGAAACACTTGAAAAATTCCATTATCAAATCAAGGGAGCTTTGAAAGTAGCAGTCAGAGAACAGGTGATCAGCTACAACTTCGCTGAAGATGCCAAAGTCAAATCTCAGATAGAAACTAGGTCGGAGGATAACGACTTTTTAGAAGAGGGCGAATACAAGGCTCTGATAGCCTCTACACGCTCGAATATCCAATATGTGTCCTATTTCACCCTCTATCTACTTTCAGTCACTGGCATGCGATTCTCAGAGGCTCTGGGGCTGACGTGGAACGATATAGACCTGCAGAACGGGATAATAGACATTAACAAGAGCTTTGACTACTCTAAAACGCAAGATTTTGCTGGTCTGAAAAATGAGACATCAAAAAGAAAAGTCCCAATTGACAGGATCACGATCGAGACTTTAAAAACTTATAAAAAAGAACACTGGCAAGCCAACATTAAAAATAGGGTATGTTTTGGCGTTTCAAATTCGGCTTGTAACAAGCTCATAAAAAAACTGGTAGGCAGACCTGTCAGAAACCACAGTCTAAGGCATACTTACGCTTCTTACCTGATATTCAAAGGGATTGACATTGTGACCATATCAAAGCTATTAGGCCATGAAAGCCCAGATATAACCCTAAAGGTCTACTCGCACCAGATGGAAGCCCTGGCAGATAAAAACTTTGAGCAAATAAAAGAAATATTCCTGACCGCTTAA